TGCCTGATGCGCTCACTGCCCAGATCCGTGACCGTGTTTGGAGCCAGATCAACCTGAAATGATTCGCCCGCTGACGGCGTACAATAGGCCAAATGGTCAGCATCAATCCCGGATCTTCCGGGATTTTCTTCACCGTGTGATCTCTCGATAAATACTGTACACTGGGGTGGTCCTAGTGAATCCAAATCTTTTTGCAAAGAGGAAAAAATGAAACCCATCGTTACCGCTGTCGCTGGTCTGTTTGCTGTGTCTGCTTTTGCCCAAGCCCCTGCTGCTCCCGCCAAGAAGGAAGAGGCCAAGCCTGCCGCCGCTGCCCCTGCTAAGAAGGAAGAAAAGAAGGCCGAGCCTGCCAAGAAAGACGAGAAAAAAGCTGAACCCGCCAAGAAGTGATATCGGGATCGGCAAGACAAAACCGCCCTCGGGCGGTTTTTTATTGGCTCCAGCATAAGGCTATGTAGCACTCCAGTCGGGGATCTGCGCAGGTCACTTCGATCATGCGATTGCGAGCGCTCTGTCTGACCCTCCAGAAATCGTGCGCACCACGCCATTCCGCGATCTGTGCCGTGGTGCTGACATAGTAAGGATTCTTACGGCTTTCTGCAGTGCGTTCGATATCAGGTACCCGATAAGGCTGATTGGGTGACACCTCCGCATCCAACCAGCCTATCACTGCTGTGGCGTGCCGCCGGGCGATCAAGACCATCGCAGTCGGAACAACACCGCGGCCTGCTCATCTCTGAATCTGTAGATATCTGGAACCCATCCAGTGATACCCGAGGCTATGTCTGATCCGTAGCGATACCACTCACGGTCGAACTCGCCGATGTTGCTTTCTAACCATGGCACCACTTGCTCCCGGGGATGTCGCGTGGTACACTCATAGGGGAAGATGTAATGGAGATCGTCCAAGGCTTTACCAGGCTCCAGGCCATGCCGCATAGCGATTGATTGAACGAAACGCGGATACCATTTTCTTGGCCATGTCCGAAGTGCGGTGCCTGGCATAATGCTGATGATATAGGTCAGTGAGATCTTCCAGTTCCGTTCGGTTGCCGGACCAGCATTGTTTGGCCACCGAGTAAGGCCGGCCGCGCCAAGTAGCAAAGCCCATGTCCCAAAACGATGTTATGATCTCTTCACGACTGGTCAGCCTGCGGCCAGTGGCTACTTCGTACACGCCCTGATGCTCCTTCGTTGTGAAACAGCGTCGCCAGGTGTGGAAGTGCATGACTTCCGCACGGTCGCTGGATTCTGTGCGAACATTCTGATGCTCGCTGTCCAACCATCGGCGGAACTCCTGGATCCATGATCGAGGTGCGATGTCGGCGGCCACCTGATTCGTTCCGGCCCAGCCCAGGGTCTGTATGGTCATGGGCGAGAGCACCAGCCAGCGTTGATCATGCTCGCGGGCCACAGCCAGCGACCACTCAAAATTGTGGAGGCTGTCATCTATGGCAGCCTGCTCAAAAGTGAAAAGGTTGAGGCGATCTTGATCCAACGTGCCATCATCTGATCTCCAACTGTACCGACCTCTACGGCTGTCCATCATGTGCCGGCGAGCGGCGTTCACAGTATGGATGGTTTCGTATTTTAGCATGAGCGGATCCTTTCGATGATGTCACGGGCCACGCTCACATCATCTTCCGCGACGCGGTCTATCTCAGCCGCGATGATCATCTGCATGACGATGTAGGCCTGCAGGGCCACCGATCGAGGCATGCTGTTGACCCAGGTCACGATTTCGTCTATAGACTCCATCTGCCACATACGGTCGGCCAGTTCTCGTTGCAGGGGTGATAATCCGGTGAGTTCAATCATGACTGTTCCTTTTCCAATCGATCGATTTCTGCGGTCAGTACCCGTTCTACCAGCTGGTTAAGAGTGATGTCTTGTTCATGGGCTATCTTCATCAGGGTGAACCATTCCGAATCAGCGAGATCAATTTCAATATCTACTCGATTGTCAGTTTCAATCATACGGCTTCCTGGTTGCGATGCTTGGGTTGGCGTTGATAATCCGTGGCCATGCGATGGCGTACCGGCCGATTGCGGTTGTTTTTGGCCACCCAGTTCCGTGCTTTCAGTCTGTCTTTGATCTTGGTCATATCAGTCCAATCTAGATCCGGCATAGGCTTCGATACCATACTTCTTGAGCACAGCCGCATAGGCTTCAGCACCGGCTTCCAAGGTGTCCACGTTCTGGCAAGGGAAATGGCTGGGATCCCAGAGTTGCAGTCCACCACCATAGGCTTTCCTGAAGCCGATGTCTTTGAGCCTGCGGCCCAACCGGGTGCTGGCTTTTTCTAAGACAGTGACCCAGGCGAATCCGCAGGCATATTGATCGCGTCCGCCCAGTTTCTCGTCAAAGAACTTGCGAGCCGCGGCCTGTGCCGCTTGAGTGGCTTCGTTGTGGATGCTTTCGAGATCGTCTATCACAGTCATGTTCATACCGATTGCCTTTCACGAGTGTCAGTATTTAGGTTTGGTCGCAGTTCGCGGATCAAGGCACGCTCGAGTTGATGGGCTTCAGTCTTGCCACGCACCACGGCCACGATGGTGTAGCAGAAGCATTCTGGACCACGATCACGGAGTGCTTCGTAAAGTGCCCAGGATCGGTCTTCGCTACGGCTACGATACAGATGTTTATTCATACGCACACGAACAGACTTGATCACGGTGCTTTCGGTCTTGGCAGTGACTCCAATGTAAAAGTCCGTACCCGACATTATCTTGTAGATGATGTGGGTGCGATCTGTTCGCTTTCGACGGGGTGTTTTTTTACTGTCCATATGCATATTATAACCGAAATAGGTATTTCTGGTCAACCTGGGCGGATTTGTTAGGTAGGCAAGCACTTACCTATGGATTTCTGGACTGTTGCGGAAAAACAACACAAGGAACGCCGTTTCTTGTACTGTTTCTAGAATTATAGCAAAACGGCCATTTCTAGTCAACCTATGCTGGCCAGCCACTGTTTGAGATCTCCGTACATGGTGGCCATCATGGCTTCGCGGCTACCAAAGAAAACTATACGGCGTCGGTGTTTCCGTGTATTGATTTCGATGAAATAGGGCCATTCCAGTTTGTGATCCAGATCCAGGATCAGGCGTTTGGTGAATATGGTGCGTTCTTGATCACGGAGATCCAGTTGCCATGATTCCAGTTTCAATATGTCATGCATGATCTCGTAGCCGTAAGTGGTGAGACGCATGCCGCCTTCACGTCTGATGTTGGCCCACCAGGTGCTCATGGCATGATCCACTCCCTGCTGATACTGCTCGGGCAGTTGCGGAATCAGACGAGTGACGATGTCAAGTTTTCGATTTTTCATCGGGGAACACAGTCTCCCCTTGCTTGAGCAGTACCACGGTAAACTTGTCAGTGCGGAACTGGGAGTTCAATTTTTTGGCCAGATTGATGGCATGTCCTGAATTGCTGAAACTGACCTTTTTGTACTTGGGACCAGGATATTGCACCAAGAGATTGGAAGTCTTGAGATTGATGGGTGCCCCGTCAAAGAATACCGCCCAGATGCCTTCGGCAGCTAGTACCTGTTCGGTTTTATAGGTGGCTTTGTTGGTTACTTCAACTAGGACCTGAGGTTTTGGACGTGACATTCATTAAACTCCTAGTTTTATTTATCAATTATCTAGGTAGTTTTTAGAAGTCCCCGCCGTCGACTTCGAGATCTTTGATATCCAGGTCTTTGGATCCAGCCTGCACACGTTCATGCAGTTCGTGAAGGGCCAACAGTAACTTGGTGATATCGCTGTGCAGGGCCTTGGCGTCTGACATGCTCATGATCAGATCACGCTGTGACTTGCTTTCGGCCGCTCGCACGGCGTCTACGAATCGATTGATATGTAGACTCATGACATGGCCTGTTCGGTCTGTGCCTGATCATGGAATGGTCCCTGATAGGGATATCTTTCCAGGGCTATGAGTTTGGGACAGAATACCACGACCCAGGAGCGTCCTTGTTTCACACGATACCATCCGGCCGCATACCAGCTCTTGCTCCGAAGTTCTTTGGTCCACAGCGGGACCTGATGTTTGATATCGTAGATCGCGTTGTAGGGCTGTGTCTTGGTGGGGTATCCGTGTACTTGGTTTTTGATCGTGGGCCGATGTAGGTTTTCTACCACTTCAAAGTCTATGGCTACCTTTTTACGGATAGTGTGCATGCTCTTGAACGTCTGCACTTCATTGTTGATCTTGACTTGGAACCCGTCAGGACCGGCTTCGATGTTGCCGACCTTGCGGTCCGCATCTCTCAGGATCCAATATCGATTCGGGATCACGGTTTTAGCTAACAGCATCTAACACTCCTTTGTAAGTCTGATTCAACCAACGACCAAATTGGTCTGCTTGCTCACTGACACGATTCAGTTCGTACTTGCCACAGAACTTCATGAACCGCACGCCCACCTGGCCGATATCTTTGTGCGAAATCTGCTCGCATATGGCCCGATCCACCAAGTCCTTGATCTCTGCAGGTTGTGCCTGCAAGTCGATCAGGCTGCGATTGCGTTCATAGTCATCCAACACCCGGTGCTCTTGCCCCTCATGATCGGTCCACCGCTGGAGCATGAGGTTGTTCCAGTTGTAGCCCTTGCGACCCATGTCTGCGAAGGCTTCTTCCAGGCCGACCTTGTTCCGGGTGCCACGTGTACGCACTCCGGGGTAGGCGGAAAACACATTGTCGGAAGCATCGCCTCGCATGCACTTCTCAAACAGTAACCATTGTGGGTCGGGTATTTTTTTAGGTTGCTTGGTTTTTTTATCGATGACCGCCTGTCCTTTGGCATCAAAGATACCTCGCACAGTTATGAGTTCGTCGGTAATGCCATTGTACTGGTCCACGTTGTCTGCGATCAGTTGGACGAAATCCGTGTCACTGGAAACTATGATATGCTGATCTTGGGGGTGCAACGCGATCCAGCGTGCGATAATATCATCGGCTTCGGCTCGCTCGTGTCTGATCACTGAGCAGTTGGTTTGCCCAGCCAAGTATTTAGTAAACTCGTCGTAAGTTTCCCAGAACACACGATCTTCTTCCTGCTCGCGTTCTGTGAGGGCGGCCCGGGCTTCTGCACGGTTGCGTTTGTAGGGTGCGTACACATCTTTACGCCATGATCTGCCTTCCAGGGCGAAGATCACATGATCCGCTTCGAATCTACGCACCACTTTGTTCACGGCCGCGAGCGTGATGTGCAGGGCATAGCCCACCTTCTCCCAGGTATCTTCGGCACGGAAAGCCACGTGCCGGGCACGGAAGAACATGTTGGCAGTGTCGATCAGGACATATTTCATGGTCACACCAATTGGTTTTTGATACAGTATTGTAGCACGAAACGGCTCCATGCTGTATGGGCAGATCGTCCAAAATGGTAGGAATTGGGCGATACTGTGTGGTGACCTTGGTTCAAAAGCCACTGATTGAATGTCATCGCGGGATCATAGGGCCCGATGTAACTGATGCCCCAGTCCAATCTCTGTTCCGCGGGCACGGATCCAAAATGGTTGTTCCCATTGAAAAAAACATGGCGGATGCCCAGCACGGTTAGGTCCTGATGCAAGGTCCAGATCTCTTGATGCCATCGTTGGATACACTGTTTCCAGTCCACGTCCACGATATAGCGTTTGTATCGATCCTGCAACACGTCTGGGACCTGATCAGTGCCGGACGCATTGACCTGATAGTAGGTACCATCTTGATACCATTCTTGTCGTTCCCAGGTGCTCCACTGTATGATCATGAGCAGTTCTTTGGCCGACCGGGTCTGTTGTGCCAACCACTGTCGTGTAGTACGCATGATACGATCGTTGCTGGCCGCACTTTCTGCATCACATTTGAAACCGGCCTTGACAGTGTCGGCCAAGGTCTTGCCCCAACTGACTGAGAGATTGTCTGGATGGGGAAGCCTACGCATATAGTTCAGTTCTGGATCGTCCTCGGCGAACGCATATGAGTTTACTGCTTCTGCGGCCGCGGTGTGGCTGTCGCCATTAACGTATAGGAGCATCTAATTTCAACCCTTTTTCAATCTCGGCCTGTACCACACGCTTACGAAGACTAGAACTAGAGAATGAATGATCGCGACCGTTGTACACTATCTCTATCTCTCGTTGATAGCACTCATCTCGGCCGCTGAAATGCTTGCCCTCATATTCTACACCCAGCACACGCACATCTACTGGTAGTATCAGCAATAAGTCGCATAGATCTTGTTCGGTCTGATACACCACTACTTCGTCCACATATCGGCAAGCGGCCAACTGTATCTGCCGCTCCACAATTGATTGCACCGGGCGATTTTTTGTGTCAGGACGATCAATGGTGGGATCGGTCTGGAGTCCGCAAATCAGGTAATCACAGTGATTTTTAGCCTCGCTCAGCATGGCAATATGCCCGGCATGG